CGTGACGTGGTTCGGCACGGTGGCGGATTTCGTCATCGACGACTTGCCCGCGTTCAATGCAGCCATGGCGGCATTGCCGACCGCGGGTGGAACGGTGACCGTTCCGTCCGGGCGCTATTATCTATCGGACACGCTCAACCTGCATCGCACGGTCAAGCTAACTGGTGAGGGGACCGACTGGAACGGGGGCGCCGCGACGCTGTTGCGCTTCCCCCCGAACGTCAACGGGATCGTCGTCAATCATGGCAATACCCATGGCGACACGACTGGCACGCAAGGCAGCGCGACCGGATCGACGATCGAAGGCATTGCGCTGTGGGGCGGGAATGTCACGGTCAACAGCGCGGGCGTCGCGACCAGCTTTTCGAACGGCACCAGCACGACCGGCCACGGCGTTCGCATCCGCACGACCGGGGTCAAGCTGAGGGACGTGAACGCGGTCTGCTTTGGCGGCGACGGGTTCAACATTGTCAGTTTCGCGGGCAGCGGCGGCGCTACTGAAGGCAATGCCAATAATTTCCAGTTGGACTTCTGCCAGTCGATCTACAATCGCGGAAACGCCTACTTCGTCCAAGGCTCCGACTCCAACGCGGGGCTCATCAGCATTTGCTCAGCCATTTCCTGTGGCGGAGGCGGGTTCATTGATTATAGCTTTCTCGGCAACACCTATACTGCCTGCCATGTACGTGACTGCGGCAAGTCTGACCCCGTTCTATCCGGTGGCCCAGTCGGTTGCTGCAACTATGCAGGCAATTTTTACTATGTCGTGCAAGGTCAGGAGACGGCAGCATCGACCACGGTGCCGGGCACGAACTCCGCAGTGTGGCAGCCTACCACGGGTTATGCCCCGAAACTGTGGACGAGTGGCCTCACATGGGTCAACGGTTCCTGCTATGGAACCCTGCTGAGCAATGTGAACGCGGCGAACGTGTTTACGGGTTGCTACGCCGAAAGCTCGCAGCCCCCAGTCCAGATCGGCTATCCCTCGATGATCCTTGGCGGGTTGCTCCGTGCGGCGGGCATCAGCCCTGTGACTTCGGCCCCGTATCTTGAGGGCAGCGGGGGTGCTTTCAATGTTCCCGCCATGAAGGCGGTCAAGGCTGGCGGGGGCTACGCCTATCTTGGGGAGATCGCCGGCACTGGTGGCGCTGGCGATATTATCGGCGCGAGCGACGGAACAAACAGCGTTCGGCTATTCTATGACGTCGGGGGGAGAATACAATTTTCCGCTAATGGCGGCTATGCTTACGTCATTGACGGAGTGACGGGCTCAACACCAAACGCCTTCCGTCCAAGGTTCCTTTATGTGGGACCGAGCAACGGTGACGGAAACGCAGCCACCCTCGTCATGACCGGCACGGCAGCGCCGATAACCGGAACATGGCCGGTCGGAGCGAAGGTCATCAACAACACATCGGGCACCAGCGGTCCGCTGTGGTGGGAATGCACCGTCGCCGGAACGCCGGGGACATGGGCTGCTGTCACGGGCGGGGCCAGCACCGCGCCCAACGTCCAGGCAGTGACATCTGCCGCGACGGTGACGCCGGTGTTCGGCAATGACCTGGTCAAGATCACGGCGCAGGCGGCGGCGCTGACGATCGCCAATCCCACCGGCACGGCGGTTCCAGGCGCCGGGCTTGCGATCCGCACCAAGGATAATGGCACCGCTCGGGCGATCAGCTTTGGCACGCAATATCGCGCGCTGGGCGTCACGCTTCCGACGACGACGGTGGCGGGCAAGACGCTCTATCTCGGGCTGATCTATAATAGCGACGACACGAAATGGGATGTCGTGGCCGTGGCGCAGGAGGCCTAGCGATGAACCCGATCCGAGCGCTTCAAATGCGCCCACCCATCGTCGGTCTGGGCACATTTGCAGGCATGGCATCGTTGTTCACAGCCGCTGAAAAGGGTGCTTATTACGACTTCACCGATGGCGCAAAACTGGCCGTCAATGCAGACGGCACGGGCGGAACCCCCTCGGTTGGGTCGGCAGTAAGGTGGGCGGTCGATCAGAGCCCCAACGGCAATCATCTTCGCAACACCACCGGTACCGTTCCGACGCGGCGCGCCAATGGCGTCGAAACGACGGGGACGGGATATGGCCTGTTCAACATGCCCGGTTTCGGAAACTGGCCCGCGAATGGCACTCCCTATGAAATGCTCGCTTGCCTGGAGCAAAAGACGTTCACCGCAACGGACAATTATATCATTGGCTTTGGTGGTGGCTACCTGGGGCTCCTTGAGGGTTCAAGCAGCGGCAATGTTCGCTTCAAATCAACTGGATATTCTCCTGAATATGCCCCCGGATTGCTGACCGAATATACCGTTGATGGTGCTTTCAATGGGGCCTCTAGCCAGTTCAGCTTTAACAACGGTTCCTTCGTCACGGCTTCCACTACGTCGGCAACGAATGACTCAGTGCTGATTGGAAGTGCTGGCAATGGCGCTGTCTGCTCTGCTGTCCGGGTCAAGCGACTGCTTTTCATTGGCCGCTTGCTCACCGCGACGGAGCGAGCCGGTGTTTACGCGTGGGCGAGTGCCTGAGTCTGGACGCGCCCGTTTCGACCACTGAGCAATCGTCGCTTCCAGGAGAAATGTCATGAGCATCGCGTCCGCCAGTGTGGGCCAGTTGGCGCTGGCCGATACGCCGGCGACCCTTTTGAGCAAGGTCCCGCCCAAGCGCCAGACGGTAGCGGTCGCGGCCACCATGATCGTGCCCGAACCGCGCTGAGCGCATCGGGCCAAGACTATCGAGCCGTCATTTAAGGAGGGCAGCATGAGCTATTATTTGAAGGATCCGGGCGCTGTCCTTGATTATGCAGTCAATTGGGGACTGCAATATCTCGACAGCGATACCATCGCGACGAGCAGCTTCACGGTCGATCCGGTCGAACCGGGCGGCGCCATCGTGGTCTCCCAGGACCATGATTTCCAGATCGCGACGGTGACCGTCGGCGGGGGCATCGCGGGGCGGCAATATCGAGTGACCAACCACGTCGTGCTGGCGTCGGGACGCGAGGACGAACGGATGATCGTGCTCCGCGTGGAGCAACGATGATGGGCGCGGGATTGGGCATTGCCGAGCCGGCACTGAGCCTGGTCGAGGCGCAGGCGTTCGTTCGGGTCGAAACCGGCGAGGAGGAGGCGCTGCTGGCCGGGCTGGTGCGCAGTGCAAGCGCGCTGTGCGAAGCGTTCATCGGGCAAGTGGTGATCGCGCGGCGCTTCGACGAGACGCTGACGGCGTGCGGCGCGTGGCAGCGGCTGGGGCTGTCGCCGGTAAGGTCGATCGAGACGGTCGCGGCGATCGGCGAGGACGGCGTGGCGGTTGCCATGGCAGCGGGAAGCTATGCCATCGACATCGATGCGCAGGGCGACGGCTGGGTCCGGGTGATCAATGGCGGCGAGGCGCGGCGGGTGCGGGTCAGCGCGACCGCGGGGATCGCGAGCGATACCAATGGTGTGCCCGAGCCACTGCGCCACGGGATCCTGCGACTGGTCGGTCATCTGTTCGCCAGCCGCGATGGTGGCCCGGGAAGCGAACCACCGGCGGCGGTGACCGCGCTGTGGCGGCCCTATCGCCGAATCCGGCTGGGTTGAGGGAGATGGCCATGAGACAGGAATTTGCGGGCACGCTGCGCGAGCGGATCTTGATCGTCGAGCCGACCGAGGCGCGAACGTCGATCGGGGTGCAGCAGTTCGGCTGGCACAAGGTTGCCGATTGCCTGGCGTCGATCGTGCCCGAAGGGGCCGGGGCCGAGGCCGAGGGCATGGCGCTGAGCGCGATGCCGCGCTTCGTGGTGACGATCCGCGCGCGCGACGGGATCGCGATCGACATGCGGGTGAGGTGGGGAACGCGCACGCTGGCGATCCGTCAGCTGGTCGCCGACCCGCGCACTCCCGAACGAATGGCAATGCGATGCGAGGAGGTAAGGCCATGACCGACGCGATTCTGAAACGCGCGCAGATGCTGGCCGCACAGCGGGTCGATGAGCTGCTCGCCGAGGCCGAGGCCATCTTTGCCGAAGTGACGCAGCTGGTCGCGGTCCATCGCAACCTTGGCGAGGTCAGGGCGAGCGGGCGCAACGTCATGCAGATGATGCTCAATGACAGTCGGCTTCGTTTCATGGGCAAGGGAAAGTGAGTGCGGGCGCTGCGATCCAGGCGGCGGTGGCGGCGCGGCTGTTGGCGCTGGGCGTGCTGGCGGGGGTCTATGACGGACCGCCGGCGCGCGCGGGCTTTCCCTATGTCGCGCTGGATGCCGGAGCCGAGAGCGACTGGGGTCACAAGAGCGGCGGCGGACGCGAGACGATCATGGCGGTGACGCTGTGGGCGGCGGCGGGGGACGGGCTGCAGGAGCTGGCCGACGCGGTCGAGGCATGCGTGCTGGGGACCGGGGCGGTCGCGGGCTGGCAGCTGGTCAACATGGTGATGATCCGCCGCCGGACGGTGCGTGATGTCGCAGGGCCGTGGGCCGTGGCGATCGATTTTCGGGCGCGGTTGCTGGCGAATTAATTCAACGGGTGGAGGACGACATGGCGGCGGAACGGGGTAGTGCATTCTTGCTCAAGATCGGCAGCGGCGGGGTAACCCCGACGTTTGCGACGGTGGCGGGGCTCAAGACGACCAATTTGGCGATCAACGGCGACCTGGTCGCGGTGACGTCCAAGGATAGCGGCGGGTGGCGCGAGCTGCTGTCGGGCGCCGGGGTGCGATCGGTATCGGTCGCGGCGAGCGGGATCTTCACGGGCAGCGCAGCCGAAGTGCAGGTGCGCGGACTGGCGCTGTCGGGCGTGGTCGAGACCTATGAGCTGAGCTTCGAGAGCGGCGAGCGGATGCGCGGCAAGTTCGTCGTCAACAAGCTCGATTACTCGGGCGATTACAATGGCGAGCGGGCGTACACGATGGCGCTGGAAAGCTCGGGGCCGGTGGTCAGCCTGTGACGCCTTCAACAACGAACGGCGCGAACCCGTACCGCGGGGAAACCGAACTGCGGGTGGCCGGGGAGGTGGTGCTGTTGCGGCCGACCTTCTCGGCGCTGGTCGCGGCCGAGGGTGAGCTGGGGCCGTTGTTCGGGCTGGTCGAGCGGGCCAGCGAAGGGCGACTGGCGCTGGGTGAGATGGTCGCACTGTTCGACCATTGCTCGGGGGGCCGGCCGGCGGCGATTTCGCGCGAGAAGATCGGCGAGGCGGTGGTCGAGATGGGGCTGGCCGAGGCAACGCCGGTGTTGCGCATATTGCTCGGGCAGATTTTGCAGGGGCGGGGGTGAGCTTCGGTGCGCCTGAATTCGGTGCAGGTGCTGCCCGACTGGCGGGGGCAGCGCAGGCCCTGCTCGGGTGGCGGCCGGGTGACTTCTGGGAGGCGACTCCGGCCGAAATGATGCGTGCGCTGGGCGGGGCCGTCGAGGCGGGCGGCGAGCCGGCCGACCGCGCGACGCTGGCTGCGCTGCTGGCGCAATATCCGGATGATGGGGACACAAGATGAGCGATTTCGTCGACCAGATGGTGGTCAGCGTGCGGGCCGACACGACCGCGTTCGCGCGCGACGTGGCCGAGATGCGCGGGCAGTTGGAAGGACCGCTGGCGAGCGGTGCCGGGCGCGCCGGGCTGACGATCGAGCGGGCGCTGGGCAAGGCCGTGCTGTCGGGCAAGTTCGGCTTCGATGATTTGAAAAAGGTCGCGCTGACCGCGCTGGGCGAGATTGCCAATGCGTCGATGCGCAGCGCCTTCGGATCGGCCGGTGGCGGCGGCACGGCGGGTGGGATCGGGGCGATCGTGGCAAGCGCGCTGGGGTCGGTCTTCGGGCTTCCGGGGCGGGCGACGGGCGGGCCGGTCAGCGCGGGACGGGCCTACATGGTCGGCGAACGCGGGCCCGAGATGTTCGTCCCGCAAGGCGCGGGGCGGATCGAGCCGGCGGGCGGCGGCAACGGGCGCGATGTGCGGGTGGCAATCTCGATCGTCACGCCAAGTCCGGGCGATCCGGGGATCATGCGCCAGTCTTCGCGTCAGGTCGCGGCCGCGGTGCGGGCGGCGTTGCGATGACGAGCGGGGGGATGAATATCTGGTTCACGCGGGCCGATGCGCCGCTGGAGCGCGACTGGGTCAAACGGTTTGACCCGCTCCATTGGACGGTCGATTTTCCAGCAGGGGCGAGTGCGAGCGTGGTGACAGGCGCGCACGACATGTCGGTCGAGGCGGGGTTTTTGCGCAAAGGCGACCTGGTCGGGCTGATCTTCGAAAGCAGGGACCGGCGGGCGCACGCTGCGCATGCCCGCGAGGAGCGGCGCGACTATTCGGGATGCGTGCTGAAGTTTCGCTGGGTGGCGCAAGGGCTGATGCCGATGGATGCCGCCAACGGCGCGACGCTGACGATCGAGGGCAAGGATAGCGGCGGGACGGCGCGATCCTGGTATGTGCGGTTGTGGAATTATGCCGTCGGCACGGCAAGCGACGCGGTCGTGACGATCGATTTCGATGCGCTCGACGCGGGCTATTCACTGCCCGGCGAGCGGGTTTTTGTGCGCAGCATAAACCGCGTGTTCGTGAGCATCGTGCCGCCCGATTATGTGGCGGCGTCGAGCGTGATGCGGGTCGCCGCGGGACGGGTTCGGCTGTCGGAGGTACGCTGCGACGGGCCGGGGAGCGTGGTGCCGATCAATGATTGCGTGGTGCCCGAACTGCCGCTGGGAATCTGCACCGCTTACGACGATTGCTATGACCTGGCGCCCGAGCGGATCGTCACGGCGGCGGAGCGGCTGGGCTATCGCGGGACAATCAATCACTACATCGGGATGAGCCATTATTCGACGCTTGGCGCGGATGGGCTGGTCGATGCGACGAAGGGGATGAATGCGGCGGCGCTGGCGTGGCATGCCCAGCTGGCGCGGGCGGCCAAGGCGCATGGATTTGAGCTGCTCTTCTCGCTGTCGTTCGAGCTGCCCGAAAGCCGCGCGCCGGGGGCGTGGGCGCAGCGGACGAGCGCGGGGGCAAAGGGGCTGACGGGCTATGATCCGCCGTCGGTGTTGCTGTCGCCGGCGCATGTTGGCGCGGTCGGATATTTGTCGCGGATTGCGGCCGAGCTGGTCGGGTTGTCGGTGGCGGCGGGTCTGGTGCCGCGGATCCAGGTTGGCGAGCCGTGGTGGTGGGTGACGGCGGCCCATGAAATTTGCCTGTACGACGATGCGGCGCGTGTAGCTTTTGGAGCGGCGCTTGGCGGGTCGCCGGTGGTGATCGGCGATATTCGCGGCGCGAAATCTGCGGCGGAGAAGGCGTTGCTCGATGCGGCGGGGGCTTTGCTGGCCAGCGCGACGGCGACGGTGTTTGCGAGCGCGCGGGCGGTGAGTGCGGCAGTGTTGACGCATTTGCTGGTCTATCTGCCGGGGCCGATGGATCCGGCTTCGCCCGAAGTGCGGCGGGCGAATTTGCCCGTGGCGTGGGCGAGCCCGGCGGCGGACGTGCTCCAGCTCGAAGATTATGAATGGGTCACCGGCGGGGCCGATGCGCGGCGGCGAGCGGCCTATGCGGCGGTCGAGGCGCGGCTTGGCTATGGGCCGGCCAAGCAACATTATCTGAGCGGTTTTGCGAGCGCGGCAACGCGGGGCGCCGACTGGCGCGCGATCGTCGCGGCGGCGGACGAAGCGCGTGGGCGCGGGGTCGGCCAGGTGCTGATCTGGGCGCTGCCGCAAATCATGCGCGACGGGCTGACGATCTTCGGGGGAGATGACGAAATGGATGCGTTCGACGAGGTCGACTTCCCGATTGCGATCGGGGTCGAGGCAAGCGTTGCGCCGGGCTTTTCGACCAATGTCGTGACGAGCGCGAGCGGGCATGAATTTCGCAATGCCAACTGGG